AGACGATGTTAAGTATTTATTGGAGCTAGATTATAAGAACAAAATTCTGGCACCAAAAGACGGCAAATTTTACGAAAATCAATCATTTAAATGCCAGCTCAGTTATGATAAGGAGGATATGGTGCAGCTGGTGAAGGATGATTTCGGTGAGAAAATACTTGATGAAATATATTTCTTGAATTGCATTTGGATCTATGATACAAGCATTTTGAATATATGCAATAAACAGGATATGATTGATGCAATGAATACATATACCTTATGCAAAACAAATGAGATGGGTATTATGAATCTGTTATTGACATTCAAACACAGATTATGGGAACCATTCCCTTTCAAACTACCATCCGGAAAGATTTTGTTTGACTGGAGCGAATGGAATAATCCAAATACGACATGGAAGGACTATTGCTACATCAAATATCCATATACTATTTCATTTGATGATTGTTAGATTGTTAGATTATTATTCTACAGACAAATTTATTTACTAGTATTATAAATAAATTTGCTAGTTAATAGTTAATATAAGTTACTTATTGCAGAATTTATACACTAGTGTTTCTAATCTTACGGCAATAAGATTTTCTAGCTCCTTTAACAGTGCGCTTGCATCCTTTTTTATTTCTGCAATGAATATAGTTTTTGCGGCATCTGGATGAATTTAATCGCGAACGGTACACTGAAAGTCTAGATTTTCTCATTCTTCGAGTTTGCATTATATATATATGAAATAAAAAATCCTAAATTTGGAATGGAATATAAAAATGAGTGGTTATATTTATATTTGCATTTACCACTTATTCACTTTTTTAACACTGATTTTAGGTCCAGCTCAGTTTATTAGACTTGGAATTATTATTAATAACAAGAAACTGATGTTGACCGCGCTGATATAAATATGACAAGGGATATAAAGAATAATTTTATCAAGAATATAGAAAAATTTATTGCAGATAAGATAACTTTTCAATGTAACATGCAATAGTTCCGTTAAATATTCAGTATAACGAATAGTAATAATCATTGATTATTATTTTATTTTTGACACACCTGCTCATTTTTGCAGTTGATATTCCTTCATAAACGGATGCTTTTGCAATCGTATCCCATGTTCCTAATAATTCATTCGTATTTTTCTCTCTTTTATAAACTTTTTTACCAGTTGATGAAATAACGCTTGGTTTTACATTATTTTGTTTCAAAGATATACCGTAATAACCTTCATTACTACCTTCATCTGTCCATACAGTTGCTTTAAGAACATAATCACAGTTGTTAAGATATTCTTTAATTTCTTTCATATCATTTTCTACAATGTCTTTGCCTACACTTATTTTCCAATTTTGATATTCTCTAAGCAATACAGAGTTTAAAATTTTTCCTGTATCAGAGAACTGGCAAGCATGAAATAGAAATGTTTCCACAACTGAATCTTCTTTTATTTTTTTGTATTCAACATTTTTTAATTTAACTCCTATATAACCATGTTTTCCATTTATTCTTTTGGGCTTAAACCGTGTGTCCATATAATTTTTAAATGCATGAAAAATTTCTTTTGATGGTTTCACTTTATTCCATAAACGATACCTACCTTCTAAATTAACAGATAGTTCTTCAACATCATGCCGAACAATACATATATTATTTATAAATTCGTTAAATTTTGCATTTATTTCATGTTCAGGCAATAATATGTTATTATATACCGATGCTTCATTGTTACTTTGAGTTTTAAATTTTTCTTTATATTCATTTATATTATCATGTAAATTAATAATTTCTATGTTTTTGTTAGACAATTCTTTCTCCAAATTAGATATTTTATTTTTTAAAAAATAATTTTCACTTTCTAACTCGCAACTTCTAGACATTAATTTATTAAAATTTTCAATACTATATGTTTTTGAATGAATAATATCTTTTATATATTTTGTTAATTTTTCAATTGTAAAGTTAGAATCGTTGTATGCAATTATTTCTGTTTTATTTTTTCCATTAATACTGATAGTTCTTATCTGCTTTTTGATTTTATAGTCAGTTTTAATTAAATTTTCAATTTCTACTTTATTTTGAACTTTGAAAGCATTTACTAAATTAAAATTATCATAATTTTTATGATGATATTGCACTCGTATAGCTAAATCATTTGTATGACCAAATTTAATTAATTTTTCATCTTCTTCATTTGTATTATCAATTGTTCCAAAATAAATGCATTCAGTATTGACAGGAAATTGAGATATAATTGCTTGTTCAATTGCTTTGCATTTTTCTTTTTCTAGTTTCTTTTTTTCTTCTTCTGCTGATTGTTTTATATCCAAAATAATATTTTCTTTTTGCAGTAATTTCATTTTTAATTCATTAGCTTCTTCATCCAAAACTTCATGCAATAGATCTTCTAATTTAATAAAATAATTATGAATCTGTTTTGCTTTTTGAGTTTCAGCCAATAAACAAAAAAGTTTAAAGGTTTTAATATTTAACAAAATCGTTTGTTTATTATGTCCTCCCCATTTTTCATTTTTTGAACTTGCTTTCCCTTCAGAGAAAGCAAGATTTTTATAGTCAATATTTATTACAAAATTTTTTTCTATCGATTCCTTTGCTCTGATTTTTTGACTAAATCCCAACCACTTCCATACATTATCCAAGTCAATGACAAAATCATTAGTTGGATGATAGTTTAGATAACAATAGAAACTGGTTAAAAACAATTGCTGTTCGTCATTTGTAAATTCGGTTTTTATTTTATTTAATAATTTATTATTATAATCACTAGTTAATTTGGTTATAGGATTTTTTTCAATTAAGCTCACAATGTCAAGTTGTTCCATACTATATTTATAATAAATATGTCTTTAAATAATAATTCTTGCTTATATTATTGACAAGCAAGAATTATGAAAGCAAGTTTATTACCACTTATTGACTTTTTTAACACTGATTTTAGGTCCGGCACCACGTTTCTTGCTCTTAGTCGGGTCATATTGTTCTTCTTGGTCTTCCTCCGGCATATCTTTGGATAGTTCCCAGAATTCTTTTGAGCCCAAACGGAAGTCATTGTGCGAATCAGCCTTATAATAAAATACTTGGTCATTCAGTTTATTCGATTTGGAATTATTATTAATAACAAGACACTCGTAATTCTCAGTGCATTGGTCCATCACCTGACAAAAGGCTTCAAATGTTGGAAACATACCAGCATAATTCTCATAAATACGTTTTCTATTTGCAATGTAATTTTCTCTCAAAATAAAAACATAATCTATGTTGGTTCTCAGTGTGGGTGGAATACCCAACGGATATTGCATTGTTATCACTAACATGACCTTCCAATGACGCCCATTCATAAAGAGAAGACGCATCAGCTTATCACGAGACCATGTGTTGTCATACAAGCAGTCATCCAATATAACAAATGCGCGAGGGTCAATTGTGGTCCTTTTATATGTATCTATTTCTTTCTTAACCTGTTTCAACACGGTTTTTTGGCGTCTCAAAATGTTTTCAATAATTGCAGAATTGTATTCATTATGAATAAATAGCCTCGGCACCATTTTCCCATAAAATCCATTACCTTCTTCCGTGCCAGAAATCACAGTTCCAATTGGTATATCCTGCTGATAATATAGCAAATCTCGAACTAAAAAAGACTTACCGGTATCACGTTTACCAATCAGGACAACGACTGGACCTTTGTTTTCATTTGGTTTGAATTGAATACTTTTCATATCGAATTTTTTGAGTTCTAAAGTCATTATAATATAATTTTAAGAAATTTTATTATTTCAAAATAAACTTATAAATTTGTAATATAAATTGTAATATAAACTTTAGTGAATATTGGTTTAAATAATATTTAATTTATATTTTCATTACCTAAAGATGATAACTATCCATTATCAAAAGAGAAAAAACACTAAATTATTTAAAACCTTTGAAGACCCAGATGCACTGTTTTTATCGAACACCCAAAACTACATTCCTGTATATTCTCGATTTTTCAATTTGAATGAAAACAACTTTAACAGTATTAACTTGAATAACAAGCATTATTTGACAGATATTGTCAGCAAAGTAGAAGACGAAAAAAATGTGTTTGTATGCAAAGTCGAAAATAGTGCAACCAATAAGGTAAAAGAGACCACTGTATTCTTTAAAATGGCTCCGTTGTTGGACCCATACAAATACATGATTGGCAAATATGATGTGAATGACGCAAAACTATTCAATCTACCTCATATAGCGTCTACCAAGAATGATTGTAATGACAAATTAATGGATGCCAATAATGCAGCCTATGTAGATGGCTTATTTCTATTTTTTATAAGCCAGTTGAGGGAACATTATAGCTTTATACATGGCGTCAGTTATTATGGGTCATTTTTGACGATAAAAAACGAATTCAAAGTGAATATATTCGATGATATCGACTATTTGAATAACTCGGATTTCTTCAATAAACACAAAAACATTTTATTCAAAGTAGACGATTATGAGTACTTATTCAAGAATGAAAAGACTAAATTGCAACCATTAAAAATCGGTAATAATGTAAGCCTAGGTTCTCTCAAATCAGTAGATGACAATATGTTTGAAGATATTTTCGCCGAAGAGCACGAACAATCTCAATCGCAGCCGCATAATTCTATGAACGAGTTGCAGGAGGTATCGTCTGGAATTGTCGATTTAACAGATATCGGTATTCAAACTGATAAAAATGTATCCTTGAAAACTAGTTCTACTTGTTCTTCTCGTTCATCTCATACCAATGAAGACGACAGTGTTAGTGAGGGCGACCAAAGTGAATGGGAAAGCATAACAGATGAAGGTGGAGGCAACGATGAAGGAGAGAATGATGAAGATGCAGGAGAGGATGACGAAGATGGAGAAGGAGAAGATGGAGAAGAAGACAATGAAGATGACGATGAA